AAGGCTCCAAAGAATGCAGTTCTTACAAAAGATTTAAGTGCAATTGATCACCTTGAAATGTGGAAGACCTATAGAACTCATTGGACAGAGCACAATCCAAGTGTTACTATCAATGTTGAAGAAGATGAGTGGATGCGTGTTGGTGCTTGGGTGTTTGATAACTTTGACTCAATTGGTGGAGTATCATTTTTACCAGCAGTAGAGCACTCTTATAAACAGGCTCCATATCAAGAAATTTCTAAAGAAGAGTATGAGTCATGGGTTAGTAAGATGCCCGATTCAATTCGTTGGGATATGCTTTCTTTGTATGAAACAACTGATGGAACAACTGGAAGTCAAGAGCTATCTTGCGTTGCTGGGGCATGTGAGATTGTAGATATTACAAAGTAGTCTCTATGATAAAATAGACTAGAGGTAATCTATGTCCTACACACGTTCAAATCTTTATGCTTCAAGGGTCTATGCTGAGCATCCAGTAGCTTTGTGGTCTATGGACGAACCTAACTATTTTATTTCTTTAATTTCTCAAGAAGAAAAAGAGATTAATGAATCTAATTGGACCTTTGCTAATGCAACAAGCTCCTCTGCATCTTTTACTTTATCAGGATACCCTTTTGATGATTTAAATGTAAACAAGGTCTACCTGTCATCAGCTTCAGGTTCTCCAGTAGAGCTAATGGTTTCGCTATCATCTTCAATATCTTACTTAGAATTTGATCCAAATAAAGGAAGTGTTTCTACTTCTAGCTACATATACATACCAGAACAGACTGAAATCTTACATGCAGATATAGGATTCATTGTTGGCGGTCAGGAATATTACACTAGATATTCTTCCCTAAAGGTTAATACTTGGGAGAAAGTGTCTCATACAAACACAACATCTTCTAATTCATTTGTTCCTTTTATAAGAATAATTTTTGATCAAGATGTAGTGGCAACTGAGGGACAAAGTTCTTTGTATTTTAATGGAGTATCCGTTGGGCAGTGGTCGGAGCCGTATTCATCAGTAAGTACTGGAGTTCCTTGGAATGAGTTAGGAACTTTGCCAGAAAGCGTTTCTTCTTTAATAGATTTTCAAGAAGATATTCAATATACTTCTCTTGATGCATATGGATATAATGATTCTGATAATGCTTACGTTATTTCTTTAAGTAAATCACTACTGGCACAACTTTCTGGAACCCCAATGGTATATGGGTCAACTGGAAATGTTAAGCTTAATAAAAATGTTTTTCAAATAGTTACGTCCTCTTCAGCCTACGCAGAATATTTAACAAGTACTGGATCAACAATTTATCTTACAGAGCAACAGTATAAAAACTTTCCATCTTTAATTTTTCCAGGAAAAGGATTTTTAAATGAGTTTGGAAATAATAAAACTTTAACTACAGAGTTCTGGTTAAGAATTAATCCAGAGACAACTACACAGACAAGAATATTTGGACCACTAAGTTCAGATGATGGCATCTATGTAGATAAAGACTTTATAAAGGTAAATGTTGGAAAGTATACAAAATCTTATTTTATTGGAAAATGGTATAGACCAATGCTCGTACATTTTTCTCAAAGTCCAAATGAAATATTTTTGATGATCAATGGAGAAAAGGTTATATCAATTCCAATAGAATCTCTAGAGATTAACACCTTTCCACCACCAGACGAAGACTTTTTAGGATTTTACACAGAAGACAATATTAATTTATATGAAATTGATTCTTTTTCAATATTTCCATATATCGTAGCTGAGCAGGTAGCTAAGAAAAGATATGTATTTGGTCAAGGGGTTCAGGAACAAGAAAATATTGTTGGAGCACTTAATGGAAATCTTTCCTATGTAGATTTTCCATTTTCTGGATATAGCTCTACAATTAAATATCCAGATAGAACTAAATGGGAAGATGGATATTATAATAATATTGTAGCTAACAGTCAAGGCATTTCTTTGCCAGAATATGAATTGCCAGAAGTAATCTTTAACAACAATACTTCTCTATCCAGTGTTGAAAAATCTTTAGTAAGCTCAGGATTTTACGAAGACAACTATTTGCTTCAAGATGAAGATCATCCATTTATTGTAATGGATCCAACTGGATACTATATAAGTAACGGATCTTATGGAACAATTTATTTTTCAAAAGTAAATCAAACAAATTATCAAACAAGATCCATTCACTCTGTATTAAAGTCTTCAGAGGATGTTTCAACAAGACAGTCTTTACTTTATATAGCAAACAGTACGCAAAGTAATGTTTTTGAAGTAGCAATTGAATCTGGAAGCATTAAGTATCTTTATAACGATACTTTATTAGATTCTTCGCCTATATCAGCTAGTTCATACTTTGCAGTTGGCATTGACTTTAATAAAATTGAACAAACCTATAATTCCACTGTTGGATCATTCTTTTCAAGACCAGACAATCTATCATTAAATTTTGCAGGAAATCAAGAAGACGTATTTTTAGGTAAAATATTTTCTTTAACAATTAATAATGACTTTTTTACAGATAAAGATGGATCACAAATATTTAACTCCTCTGGATTAGCAGTTAAAGATTTTAATAGCAACCTTTATAACTATATTGGATCCTACACACTTGTTCCAAAATCTTCAAACTCTGAGATGGTTCTAGACGTTGCAGTATCTGGATACTGGGAAAACTCTATCCCACTATCTTATTTCGGAAAATATATAACCCAGTCTAATGGAGATTTAAAGTATGATCTAGATGTTGTTCAATTTAATATTGATGCTCCAAGTTCTATATTTTCAAAGTTTAATCAAGAATCTTCAGACTATCAAGAAACTTTATCTACAAAGGTTTTTGTAACACTTCAAAATATTATTGAAATTGGTCAAACAGTTTATACACAGTTTACAAATACAGAGCTTGTTGGAATGGACAGAATATTAGACTTAGGATCAATAACTTCTTCAGAAGATACAAAGTATAAAATTAATGATGGAACTGTAATTTATCCACCAAAAGATATTTCTGGGTTTACAAATTATTACATTATTTTACATATTGAAATTTCTTCTAGAGGCACAAGAACAGAGAATGTAAAAGTAAAAAATATGTCACTGTCTTCACTAGCTTTTGACGAAGGAGAATTTTATTCAATCAATACTCCTGCTCTAGGAAAGTTTTATCCAATAGTAAAGAGTGAAGATCAGTATGTTTATAAGAGAAAAATTCCAGTAGTAATTGATACAGAGTCTTCCCCATACCTATATCTATCTGGTGATTCTGGAATAGAGGTTTTACCAGAGATTGATGAAAATCTAGTAAAAGGAATATCTGTTCCAATAAATCAAACTTTAAAGTCTGACCAAACAATTGTTGGAATGCAAATGTTTTTGATGTATAACGAATCAATCCTGTTTTCTGAAAGAAAAAAGATAGGCAAAATATTTGATTCAAACGTATCTTTTGATATTGTTCTAGTTCCTGAAGAAGATGGAAAAAGAGCTTTCTTTAGAATATTTAATACACAAACTGGTCAGCAGTTAAAGAATACCAAATTCTTCTTGAATGGAAAGTTAGTAAGTCAGGTAGTTATAGAACCACTATCTTGGAATTACATAGTGATATCCTTTGAAATAGAACCAGGAGAAGAGCAACACCCAATTTACCTAAATGGATCCCTTGGTCAGATAGAAATTTATTCAGGCGTAAAGGTTGACAATGTTGCAAGTTTTGCAAAATTAGATGTTCTTGAGCAGCCTTTGGTAGTATACGATAGATGGAATGATGTTGATGCGTTTAATTGGCAATATTGGTCAGCATCGTCTTCTTGGGTCAGAGCATTGAATGAAAATCCCCTTGGTGTTACAATTCTTTCTTTAGATGGTCAAGAAATATTCAACACATATTTAGGTCTTTCTTCAGGCATTGGAAATGATGATAGTATAGTTAATGTCACTTTTGACTCTGTTGTTATATTAAATAACGCAGACTGGGACACTTATTTGGTTTAAGTGATAATTTATGGTACAATGATGTCATGGATTATATAGAAGGCTTACAAAAAATGCCAAACAAACCAAAAGTAAAGGTAGTAGAGAATACTTCTGAGCATGGTCTATACGTTTGGAAAATGGAAAATGGAAAAATATTTGGGGATGGCGATGGAAGTTTTATGAACATTCCTGCTAGAAAATATGATATTGGTGCAATTAATAGAATTACACAGGCTGCAGCACACTATGGTGCTGGTGCTGGAAAGGCAGTTTTTATGCCAGGTGTAACAAGAATTACAGAAGAAGAGCATTCTGTTCAAATTGACAGAATGGCACAAGGGTATATTCCAGATGAATTTGATACTGGTGCTTATCTTGATGCAGCAAAGGGGCTGAAAACTCATGGAGATGACTGAGACTATTGCAAGACTAGATAATTTAGATAAGAACAAACCTTATGCAAATAAAAGTGATGACTTTTTGCTTGAAGCAGATATGGTAAAAAGCTTTGATGGAATTGATGCAAATTTCAAAAGAAGAATAACTAGAATGAGCAAGGCTTACACTGGTCAAGATGGTGCTAAGTCTAAGCAATTGTTTCCAGAACAAGATATTACTACAGCCTATGGTCTTTTTGACGTAGTTCTTCCACCATACAATCTAGATGAATTAGCGTTCTTCTTCGATAACTCTTTTGCCAATCACGCTGCAATTAATGCAAAGGTTGCAAACACAGTTGGTCTTGGATATAACTTCATTATGTCTGACATTGTTAAGGCAAGAATTGAAGAGATTGAGGATGTAAACCAAAGAGTTAGAGCACAAAGAAAAGTTGAAAGAGCAAAGTCTGAACTTACAAACTGGCTAGAAGAATTAAATGATGAAGACACATTTACCCATGTTCTTGAAAAAGCTATGACAGACTATGAAGCAACTGGAAATGGCTATATTGAAATTGGTAGAAAGAACACTGGAGAGATTGGATACATTGGTCACATTCCAGCAACAACTGTTCGTGTAAGAAGGCTTCGTGATGGATATATTCAGATTGTAAATCAGAGGGTAGTTTATTTTAAAAATTTCCAGGATAAGAAAACAGTTAATCCTGTTACTACAGATCAAAGACCAAATGAATTAATCCACATTAAAAAGTACAGTCCAAAGAACACCTACTATGGTGTACCAGATGTAGTTTCTGCAGCAACCTCTGTTGTTGGAGATCAACTTGCTGCAAGATACAATATTGATTACTTTGAAAACAAGGCTGTCCCAAGATACATTGTTACTCTAAAGGGTGCAAAACTTTCATCTGATGCAGAAGATAAGTTATTTAGATTCCTACAGTCTGGTCTTCGTGGACAGAATCATAGAACTTTGTACATCCCACTTCCTGGTGATGCTGCAGATAATAAAGTTGAATTTAAAATGGAGCCAGTTGAAAATGGTATTCAAGAAGGATCGTTTGATAAGTATCGAACTTCAAATGTTCATGACATTCTTATGGCACATCAAGTTCCTATCTCTAAGGTAGGTTCTGATCCTGGAAGTTCAATTGCTTCTGCTCTTGTTTCAGACAGAACATTTAAAGAGCAGGTTGCAAGACCATCTCAAAAGAATTTAGAAAAAACAATCAACAAACTTATTAAAGAAAAGACAGATATTCTTTTATTAAAGTTTAATGAATTAACACTCACTGATGAGAATACTCAGAGTCAAATTGATGAAAGATATCTAAGAGCACAAGTTGTTGTTCCAAATGATATTAGACCAAGATTAGGACTGCCAGTAATTCCAGAAGGAGATACTCCAGTAGTTATGACCCCTCAACAACGTGCAGAGCAAAATGCTCAAATGGCTGGAACAAGACAAAGAGATCAACAAAGAACTAATGAAGCTTCTGATTCAACTTCTACCACAACAGGAAGAAATCCTGGTGGAGAAGGAAGATCAGTGGTATAATATAACAATATTGTAAAGTTATAAAAAATACATATATAATAGGAATAAGATGTCTGCTTTAAACAAGGCTTATTGGACTTCGGACAACGATGATATCAAGTTGTCTATGCCAATCGCCAAAATAGATGAAGAGCGTAGAACCGTTTCTGGGTTTGCTACGCTTGATAACATTGACAAACAAGCTGACATCGTTCCTACAGATGTTAGTCTAAAAGCCTTTGAAACATTCCGTGGCAATTTAAGAGAAATGCACCAACCTATTGCTGTTGGCAAGGTAGTTAATTTTAGACAAGAAAAGTTTTTTGACAAGAGCACAGATAAACTGTACAATGGTGTTTATGTAGATGCTTACATTTCTAAAGGTGCACAGGATACTTGGGAAAAAGTTCTTGATGGAACTCTAACAGGATTTTCAATCGGTGGAGTAATCAAGGATGCTGAAAATTCCTGGGATGAGAATGTTGAAAAGACAATTAGAATTGTAAAAGATTATGAACTTCATGAGCTATCTTTGGTAGACAATCCTGCAAATCAATTTGCAAACGTTGTGTCTATTCAGAAGATTAACAAAGATGCTCAAATTGATGGTATAATTGCAAAAGCAGATATTGAAAATGTCTACTGGTGTGAGAATGACGGTATCGTTAGACTCTCAGAAGTTGAAGATTCAAGCTGCCCTTCATGTGAGATTAGCATGAAGAACATTGGTTTCGTAGAGACAAAGGATACAGAAAAGGCTATGATGGTTAAATCACTTTTAAACAAGTTCATTGGTTCTACAGACTTGTCAAAATCTGAAGATGTTTCCGAAACCCAAGAGAATTCAGGCGAAAAGCCTGAAACAGCGATTGACAATAATGCGTCAATTGTAGAAAACAATATAGAGGAGGAGAACAACGTGTCAGAAGAAAATACAGTAGTAGAAGACACCGTTGAAGAAGTTGCAACTGAAGAAGTTGTCGCTGAAACTCCTGCCGAAGAAACCGTAGAAAAGTCAGTTGACGCAGTTGACGCTGTTGAGGAAACAGTAGTTAAGTCTGCTGATCCAGAAGAAGCACCTGCAGAAGATGTTGCAGACGAAGATGCTTCCGATGACGTTGAAGTTGAAAAGTCTGTTGCTGAAGTTAGTGCAACTGATTCTGAGCTTGTAAAAGCTGTTGACGAAATTAAGGTTTCAGTAACAGAGGCAGTGAGTGAACTTGTTTCAACAATTAAGTCACTAAATGAAGAGATTGCAGACCTTAAAAAGGGTCAAGCTACAGTAGCAGAAGAAGTTGCTGGAGTAAAGAGCAATCTTGACGAGTTTGGAAAGCGTGTAGACGGTCTAGAAGACGAAACCGCTGTCCGTAAGTCTGGCGATCTTGGCGGGATCGTTCAGGGAACAAAAATACAAAAAGGGTCTATGTGGGGTGGACGTTTCCTAAATTCCGCTGACCTATATCATTAAGAGAAACTGGAGGTGAAATAAAAAATGACAGAAAACAATGAAATTTTAGAAAAAGCGGCTGCAGCTGGTACTATCGCATCTGGTGGTATTGGTGGAGTAAGCACTCCAGCAGCTGGAATTCTTGACAATACTAACCCAGTTGGTGATCTAGTGTCTGATGGCGGTATTTTGCAGCCTGAACAGTCACGTCAGTTTATTGAGTATATCTTTGAACAGCAGGTACTAGCACAAGACGGTCGTAGAGTCACGATGAGAGCTAATACAACTGAACTTGAAAAGATGAATGTTGGAGAGCGTGTAATTCGTGCAGCAGCCCAGGCTGATGCAACCTACACAAATGCTGATGTTCAGTTTACCAAGGTATCACTAACCACCAAGAAGATTCGTCTTGACTGGGAAGTATCTAGCGAAGCTCTTGAAGATAATATCGAAGGTGCAGGTCTTGAGGATCACTTGGTCCGTACAATGACTCGTGCATTCGCAAACGATCTTGAAGATCTAGCTATCAATGGTACAGGAACTGGTACAAACAGCTTCCTTAACATCCTTGAAGGTTTCGTTTCAATCGAAGCCGATGGTAATTCAGCAACGTATGGTACAACTATCGAAGATTTGCAGGGACTTGTTCTTGCAATGCCTCGTAAGTACCGTGGTTCTCGTTCGAACATGAAGTTCTACGCAGATACCGAAACCGTTGCTTCAATTATCAACGGTCTTGGTTCTTCGGGTAACTTGAATTCCGAGCGTATTGTTGAGCGTGTAATTGATGGTGCTGCTCCGCAGACCCTTGGTTCACCAATTCAATACCGTGTTCTAGGTCTTCCATTAGTTGAAGTTCCTTTGATGCCAGCTGGTTATGTATCACTTACATTCCCAGAAAACCGCATCTGGGGCTTCCAGAGAGACGTAACAGTACACCGTGAATTCAAGCCAAAGAAGGACACTGTAGAATACACAGTATTCCTACGCTTTGGTGTTGCAATCGAAGAAACCGATGCAGTAGCATTCATGCAAGACTAATTATAGTCAGTATTGGAGGGGAGGCATTAATTTGTCTCCCCTTCATCTATTTATGAATGATATAATAATATAGATGTATTATGACAAAAGTTAAAGAAGATCTTGTTTGTTTATTTGTAGAAAATGCAAGTGTCTACGAAAAAACTCTTGGTAAACTTAACAAAGGATATAATGTTGTAAGAAAAGAAGATGCTGATGTGTGGGTTAGTAAATTTCCCAAAATTAGAATCACATCTCCAGAGGAGGTAGCCGAAGTTTTCGGTGTTAAATAATGGAAGTTTTAAGAATTAATGGGAGTCTCCCAACAGTTTCGTTTTCAGATCTTGTTCCAAGTGGTGTATACACTATTGAATACTCTGATCTTTTGACAGATGAAACATTCTCAACAAGTGCCTCAGCAAACGGCTCTGGAGATATAACCTTTGCCCTTGATAATAAGTATATGTCATATGATGGCAATCTAGAAGCAAGAGTGCTTGATACATATGACGAAGAGGTAATTGTTACAAATATTGATATTCTAAGACCATACTGCGATATCTATTCTCTAGCAACAGAGTTAAATAAAACAATTGCTCAAGTAAAAGAAATGGAAAGAATTGCAAGATATATTGTAGATTCTGAAACATTTGGTGGATTTAAATTTGTAAGAAAAGAAAAAGAAGTAGTTGGACTTGGTTCTGACTATTTAGTTATTGATGAAAAGATTTATAAGCTATATAAGCTATATGAAAATCTTGAACTAGTTTATGATGTAAATGCAGCAACTAATGATCAAGAGTTTGAAATTTCTAAAGATAAGACTTCTATTGTTTTAACTCAAACAGAAACTAATAGAGTAAATTACAACAGGGTCTGGAGAGATAGATATCTAGATGTAGACTTTGCAGATGGATTTGAATACCTTGTTGATGCAGATTTTGGATGGAAAGTAATTCCTCAAGATATTCAGGAAGCAACAAGACTACTAGTATCAGACATATCAAGTGACAATATGAGATATGTAAATAAGTATATTGAATCATTTGATAATGATGACTTTAAGATTAAGTTTGCAAAGAACTTTAATGCTAGTACAGGAAATCTTGTAGTAGATAGAATTTTACAAAAGTATAAGAATAACATCCGTCTTGGGGTGTTATAATGCTTTTTAATTCATCCCTTGATGATATTCTTTATCCAATGACTGCTGACATTTACTATGCAGTAGAAACACAATCTGAATATGGAAATATGACAAGAACTTGGCAGTTTGATAGAACTGTAAACTGTTCAGCAATAACTGCTACTTCTGGAGAACTAACTGCAGAACTTAGGGTAAAGGATAAGTTTTTAGACTACAACTCTTCTGTATTCTTTAGAACAAATCAAGATATTAGAAAGAGTTCCTCTGGAAAATATTATCCAATAACGGCAACTGCAGTTACAAATATGAGAGATCCAAATGGGGATCCAGTCTGGATTAATACAGAAAATCTTAAAACAAAAGCTGAAACTGTTAAGACAAAGTATGAAGTTAAAACAATTATTCCAAGGTTTGATATGTTTCATAATATTGGAATGTACACTATATTTCTTAATCGTTCAGCTAATCAAAAGTGGGATATACCAGAATGATAAGGGCAAGAATTAAAGGCGACAAGGTTGTAAAAATGCTTAGAAACTCTGTTGAGTATTCAAATGCTTTTGCTACAGAGTTAAAAAGAAATCAAACTACTCTAAATAGAAAGCTTGGAGAAGAATCAGTTGATGCTTTCTATGAATACCTTGATGGCTTAGCAAGGTCTCATCCAGGAATGCTTCACCATGTTTATGAGTGGGGAGAAGTTGGTAATCCGATGGAAAGACTATTTGATTTAACAGTGTCTGTTAATAAAACGTCTGCAGTTGTTGATGCAGAATTTTTAGAGTCTAGGATTCCATCTCCAACATCAACAGAACCATTCTATGATAAGGCAGAAATCATGGAAGAAGGAAGAACTGTAACTATTAATCAAGTAGAAGCAAAAGCACTATTCTTTGAATCTGATGGAGAAGAATTTTTTAGAAGTGGTCCAATAGTTATTGCAAATCCTGGTGGAGAAGCAACAAGAGGATCTTTCTTAAAAGCATTTGATGAATTCTATGGATCATATTTTACAGAGGTTCATTTAAAAGCAATTAGATTTTATCAATACTTTCAGAATCCAAAAGTTTTTGAAACATACTTTGCTTCTGCAACAAAGGGTGGAGCATCAGCAAAAGGTAAAAAAGCTGCACTATCATGGATAATGAATGCACCAGGAGGCAGTTATGGTAGTGTATAGACCAGAAAATATTATCAATCTTTATGTTTGGGAACAGTTTAAAACTTATGCTCCAGCATTCTATAACCTTTATGGTCCAACTTCTGGTGGTCCAGACATTGTTCCTTTCTTTCCTGCTCCAGCAAACAATCTTCCAACTGCGGTAATTGACAATGATTTACCATATGTTATGTTTGATAAGTTTAGTAGAGTCCGTGGAGGCTATAAATATTTTTACCCTATCAAGACTGACCAGATGAGATATACAATCGTTGGTGGCTCTCTGTATGACATTAACAGGAATCAGCAGGATAGGTACGCAACTACAATAAACCTTACAAGTCTTATCCAAAGCATACTAGATAGAGAAGACGATGCTGCAAGGGATATTAATGAATTTACTAAGACTCTTCCAGGATATAATGATCCAAATTACCCAGAATTAAGCAAATATTACTTCCATTGTGTAAATGTTTATCAGTCTGGATTTACAGATACTCAGCAGGATGTCTCTGATTTTATGGAGTATAACCCTACAAGAGACCTTATTATTAAGTATGATTATCATTCTAAACAGTTTAATGAATGATAAAAACTAGATGTATACTTAAACTAGGAAACGCCAATACCCTACAAATTTTAAGACTAAAAGTGAGGTGTAAAAAAATATGGCTACTCGTGGAAATTCCAATCAAATTATCGTAGGTGCAGCCCAACTCTTCGTTTCGAAGCAGGGTCCACTAGAATATAATTCTGTTGATGTATATGCATTCAATGGAGGTTCTGTTTCAGGTATTCCAGCATTCGTTGATGGAACTCTTTATGCAGACACAGTTGATGCAGCTACCACAAACTGGAGAAACGTAGGCTACACCATGAATGGTTTGGAAGTACAATTCCAACCAGATTTTGGTGAAGTACAGGTTGATCAGCTTCTTGACGTTGCTAAACTTTACAAGCAAGGTATGCAGGTTAACATGGTTACAGCATTTGCTGAAGCTACACTTGAAAATCTTGTTGTTGCAGTTGCAACTGCAGATTCCAACTTCAACGATGCAGATCCAGATGAACTAACACTTAACCTGTCAGCAGGTGATCTAGGTGAAGTTCCTTTGGAACGTGCACTTATTGCTGTTGGTCCAGGTTCTGGCGATCCTAATGCAACTGGTGCAGATCAGGTTGAGCGTGTCTATGTTGCACATCGTGCACTATCTATTGATAGCGTAACTGTGTCAGCAAAGCGTGATACTCCTTCTATGTATGAAGTATCATTCCGTTTGCTTCCAACTGCTAATGGTTCATACGGTAAGATTGTTGACCGTGTAAAGGGTGCATAACCCAATATAACTAAATAATAGGAACTACCCACTCTCATTAATTTGGGGGTGGGTAATTTCTTTTATAAAGGGCTTTTATGCTATAATTGAATATATTCTACAGGAGGAATAAATGGCAACTAGCGTATATGAAGTTGTAGAAGTAGAGCTATTAGATGGCTCTACTATTTCTATGAAACCTTTAAAAATCTCTTTACTTAGAGAATTTATGAAAGAGTTTCAAAAAATTGGTGATCCAAAGATTTCAGAAGATAATATTAAATCAATGGATCTATTGTTAAGCTGTGCAACCATTGCAATGAAGCAATATAGTCCAGAATTAGCAACTAAGGAGCAGCTGGAGGAAATCGTAGATCTCCCAACTGTGTATAAGGTAATTGAAGTGGCTGCAGGGATTAAGTTGAACGACCCAAACGCACTGGCAGCGGCTCTAGTTGGGACGAACTAGATCTCGCTGAGTTAGAATCAAGAGTATTTCTTCTGGGCTTCTGGAAGAATTATTCTGAAATGGAAGAAAGCATATCAATGCCTGAACTAGTAGCAATACTAGAAGCTAAAAATGAGCAAGACTATGAAAACAAAAAGTTTTTAGCAGCATTACAAGGCGTTAATATAGATTCTTCTTCGTCTGAAAATAAGTGGGAAGAGATAAAGGCTAGAGCTTTTAGCAATGGTGCTACATCAAATCCTAACGACATCCTTGCCCTACAAGGTGCTGCAGCTAAAAGAGCTGGTTTTGGCATTGGAAATGGCTTGGATTACGAGGTGGTAAGTAAATAATGGCTGAAGTAGCAAAAGGCATTATTGATATTGAGATTAATACAGGTAGTGCTGCGTCTCAACTTCAAGCTTTGCAGTCCCAGATTAATGCTTTCAATTTAGCTCTTAATAAGAGCAATAAAGCACAGGGAACTTTTGCAGCTGAATACTCCAAAGAATTGCAAAATGCAATTAATAAGACTGGATTATTTACAGCAGAAACAATCAGACTATCAACTGCTGCTTCAACTTTAGATAAAACTTTGTCCAAGGGTAAAACAACTCTTGGGCAATTTTTTAGTGCAAAATTTAATAAAGATAGTGCTATTGCAGCAGAGACAATGGCACTTGCTGCAGAACGTGCTAAAAGACTTCAAACACAATTTATAGCCACCTCTGGTGCTGCAAATGGATTCCAAGAAGCAATTGCCGTTAGACCACTTGCTGCATTTTCATCAGAAGCAGCAGTTGCTGCTCAAAGAACTCAAATTCTTTCTAACATGTTTAAGCAAGGAACAACACAGTTAGTAAACTTTGGTAAAAATGTTCAGTGGGCTGGTCGTCAGCTTATGGTTGGTTTTACAGTACCTCTTACTATATTTGGTTCTGTTGCTGGAAAAACTTTTATGGATCTTGAAAAACAAGCTGTTGCTTTTAAAAAGGTATATGGTGATATTTTTACAACTCCAGCAGAACTAGACAAGAACCTAGAGGCTGTAAAAGGTCTTGCTTCTGAATATACAAA